AGAGATCGTCAGCGCCGCTTCAAACTCTGCCGGTACCGGTTGGGCTGCCTGCGGATCGGGAGCATTGGGGTCCACCGCATCTTCCGCGGCGAGCTTGTCAATGTCGGCCGTCAGCGCCGCCAAAGGGTCATTGGGGTCAATCGTTGGTTCAGCAGCCGCCGCATTCGGATCGGTTACAGCCGCTGCAGGGTCAGCCACGGCCGCTGCTGCGTTGGGGTCAACTCCAGCCGCCGGGTCACCGCCGCCGCTGCCCGGATCACCGCCGCCGCCGTCACCTTCAATCGAACAGGTTGCGCGCGGGGTGAAGCTTCGGAACTCAAACCAGAAGTTCTTGTTCATGTTTTCCTTTTTGCCGCAAAACCAAAGGCCCCGCGAGGGAGCCTTGATTCAGGTCTGTAAAGTTGGGTGTAAAGTTAGCGTCCTTTTGCGAAGACGTAGAGCTTGATGGTGGAAATGTTCAGCGCGTTCGCGCACTCAGCCGCGGCGGAGGTATAGAGCTTCACCTTGCCGTTGGCCCGGTCGTTCGAATAGGCGAAGATGCCGGCGGAGAGCGATGGCCCGAGTCCGACGCACGCCCACATCTCAACCGCGTTCCAGCTAGTGCTGGCGAGAATTGCCGGGCGTACATCGACGCCGTTGGTCAGGTAGTCGGTGGCGCCGGTGAAAGTGATTTCGAAGATTGATTCTTCCGACGCGCCCGGCGCTACGGGAGCCCCCGGAAACACGTCGTAGACTGCCGCTGCAATTGCCATGATGAAACTCCTTTTACGCCATCGGAGATGGGCTGTTGGGTACTACGTTTGCGCCTTCGCGAATACTGGCGACCTGAACTTGTTGCGGTGAAACCTGCGAGCCAGGTACCTGCCCGAGGATATGCGATGGGCTCTGCGCCCCTATTCCGCCCTTCGACGGGTCGGGATGCGGTGGTAATCCGGGAGCTGGAGGCATCGGCGGCGCCGAGCCCGGAGCCGCTCCGCCCTTGGCAATCGTGAGCTTTTCGCTTACATACTGCGCATACATCAAGATGCCGTTGCGCTGCTGGTCCGGCAGAGCTTCAAACTCTTCGGTCAACGTGTAATCGGCAAAAATCTTCAGCGAGATGTCCCACTTCTCAAACGGCGACTCCATCGGCTGGATCCCTGCAATCAGCTTCTGCAGGTCGCGCTCCGCCTTGGCATACATCAGGTGATCGCTGAGGTCCAGGTCGGTCATGCCCAGCGAGTCGAGTACATATTCCCGGCTGGAGGAGTCCTGCGGATTCAGCAGCCCGCCCTGCGCCAGCATCTGGTAGGCTTCCATCTTCTCTGAGAGCGTCTTGGGGCGAGAGGAATCCTGAATCACGTTCAGTTGATATCCGCCTTGAAGGTCGGATCTGTCAATCTCCGTCGCCCCAAACCTGTTATTGAATCCGGCAGTCTGTATCTTTCGCGGCTCGTCCCACGCCTTGATCGCCATCTTGAGTATCTTGCGCGCCCGCAGCTCGTGCGCCTGCTCCCACAAATAGCGCTGCGTCTTGCGCGTCTCTTCCGCCTTTGCGCCCAGGTATGCGAGTGCCCGGAAGGCGGTACCGGCCCCAGGCATCTCGCCTTCAGCCACCGAGTTGGTGAATCCCAACTCCTTGAAGTCGGCGACGATCTGCGTCCGCTTCTGGATCAGCTCCGCGCCGTAAGCGTGGCCGCTGAAGTACTCGGGCTTTACCTTGCCCTCGCCGAGCGGATCCCAATACGTCACCTCCACCGGGTCTCCCGATGGCGGACTGACCGAGCTCTGCGTCGTGGGCCACAGCAGCTTGACCGTGCCGTTCGACATCAGCGCCCGCTCCATCAGCGAATCGACGCGGTTCAACTGTTTCTGCAGCGGAACGATCTCTACGCTCAGGCCCTTGTTGTACGGACTGAGCACATCTTTTTGCCAGGGGAAGAACGTCAGCGGCTTCGCGCCCTCCCATGGGTTCTCGCCCCACTGAATCACGTTCTTACCTGAAAGCACGGCAAACAATCCAAACTGGATCGCCGCGCTCAACTTGTCGAGGCCGTCTTTCTCATACAGCTCCGAAGGCTGGTCCTTCCACTCCTCGGCAATCTTTTCCTGCACGTCCTTCGATAACTGAGTCCAGTCGCCCCACCAGTTCCTGATGGTCGACGTCTCGGACTTGCCCGAGCCCGCGGCCTTCGCCTGGTAAGACAGCGAGCGCAGTGAATTCATGTAGTATGCTGCCAGCGTCTGATCGGGACCGTCGTCGGCCTTGAAGTCGTCGGCAAAGTCGGGATAGGTCTCCCTGAGCTCGCCCAGCGGCACCGATCTCCACCAGCGCTGTACCTTCGCCAGATTCGGATCCTTGCAATCCCTTTCCAGGTAAAACTGGAACGGACATATCAGATTGGTATCGAGCCGCGGCGTTGGGACCTTCACCGTTCCCGAAACGTTGGGAGCGTCTCCCACGTCTGAATCCGGGTCAAGCGTGGTTTGCGTGGCAGGCGGCTGCTGTGCTCCCGAGGGTGCCCCGTTCAATCCTGCATTTGGATTGGGCGGGGTATTTGAACTTGGGTTGCCTTGTCCTGGCTGTGCCGGCGGAGCCTGTATCGCCGCCGCCTCCTGTATCTCCGGAACTTCCACCGTTCCATCAAATGCAATGCTGTCTTCCGTCGCCGAAATTCCCCACAACACAACTTGCCTGGCCAGCGTGGGATTCAGTATCTCCATGCCGCTCTCGCGGTTGGCTGCATCAATCGCGTTGCCTGCGGCCTCTGCAGCTCGCCGGTTGCGCGCGTCGTAATTGTCGGAAAGCGCCAGCATCTCCGGGATTCCGGCGCCGAGTGAATTGGCATTCGTCGAGATCGTCTTCGAAAAATGGTTGGTCACCGGCATCGGCCACTTCTGGTCCGAGCGGGCTTTCATCGGACGCAGCCGCTTCGTCTGCGGGTCTTCCTCCAGCCACTGCTTCAATTGATCGAAGTATCCCGCCTGGGCCCATTCGCGCTCTTCCGCCCAGCGATCCCGCGCCAGGGCGTCAAATTGCTTGGACACAAACTCAGATAACGCGCCCTGCGCCGGAGACTGCTTCGTGATTTCGTTTTCTGCTGCCATTAGCGGACCATCTCGATGAACCATGAATAGTGAATCGTTGGAGTTCCTGTCACTCCGGAGGCCGAGTCAGTGAAGGCGATTGCTGCATTGGGGTCTACGTTCATCACCACACACCCACTCTGCGCTCCGGTCGTGGCGGTCACGGACATAGCAGCCGAACCTCCAAAATTGCGATTCGACGCGGCAAGAATTCCGTAGAAGTACATCTGAAATGTTCCGGCGGTTCCAGCGATCGTGACGGCTTGAGTCCCGCAAACTCTAAACGTGTGAGTCGTTGCATCGTTCGGCGTCGTGTAGATCGTGTTCCCGCCGCCCCCGATGGTGGCCGTGCTGGAGTACGCCGTGTCGGCAATCGACGCTACAACTCTCGGCAAGTGCGCATCTGCATACGCTGTCGTCGCCAGCTTCGTGGAGTTGTCGCCCTGGGCCTGCGTCGTGGCCGCCGTGCCGTTAGGCAAAGTTGGGGTCCCCGACAGATTCACCGCATTCCCTCCAATTGAAAGATTCGCGACCGGCGTCGTGCTGCTCACTAGGAAGGGGGCCGTGCCTGTGGTAGCTAGGGATTGGTACTGGAAAGAACTCAGCTTTCCATTTCCATCGAAAATCAACGGGTTTACGTTGCCGTAAAGCCCCCATGTAATACTGTTGCTCGCGCTTCCCGACCCACCGACGTAGTTGAACTGCTGCATCATGCAGTTGTTCGTGCTCATCGCTACTCCGAAGCAGTGTTGGTACACCTGGCCGGTCGTGAGGCTGGGTGCTAGTTCGTTCTCGCCGGGTAGGTAGCTGGCTGAGCCGGGCGTTGAAATCGTCGGGCTCCCTGAAATCGTTGGACTCGATGCCAGGACTACCGATCCGCTGCCGGTTGTTCCGTTTGCCAAGTGAGACGCCGAGATTGGCGAGCCGTTTATATTGAGACCAGTGCTTGTTACTGAAACCGGAGTTACCGCCCCTGATCCGTCGCCTTTAAAGAGTAGAAAATCAATCTCTCCGTAACCTCCCACCGTATTTCCAAGCGCCATCAGTCTGCCAGCCCCATACGTTCCACAAGCAGGGCAATAGTCAACCGCTGCGGTGCCTTGAGCTACGTTCCCGTTTACGGTGTTAAATGTGGCGTAGGTGCCGTTGATTGGAGCGGACAAAATCAGCTTTTCTCCAATCCATCGAGTCCCGTTATATTCCACGTCCCATTGCGCAAACATAGTTCCGAACGCAAATGCGGGCCACGCCTGTGCGAGCGTAATTCCCATCCAGCTAAGGGCTTTCGGGTCGGGGTCGGCATAAGTGTTTCCCGCAAACTTCGTGGTGTAGAGAACCGTATCAACGGTTAAATATTTCCCGCCATCTCCTGTGCTGAGGGATGCGCTTCCACTGGTCGAACCGGCATAGTTCACAGTCAGCGTTAGGACCGTCGCAGTCGCAGTTTTGATCGTGTAGTTTGCGCCGTTGATCTGCACTCCGAGGCCGTTCCAACTTCCGTCAATTGGAAATCCGGTTGTACCACTTACCAGTGTTGCGTTCGGCGTTCCGTTTGTGACCGAAACAACGAAAGTTGCGCCAAATCCGGTTCCGAAAGCACTAATGAGATTTCCTCGAACATCTAACTGGCCCAGGCTTCCAACGTGGAATAGCGATTTACCAAGGCCGGTGATTGCGATTTCTCCATCGGTGAAGTGAATGTCGCCCCCAACGGGGATGTAAACCGAATCGGCCAGGGCTCCAACTACCGGGCCGTTCGCGGTGTAGCCTCCGGTCGTGTTCCAGCGGTAAAGAAAATCCTCAATCTGGAAATTGTTATCAAACCAAGTCAGACGCGGCCCTGCAACAGAGTTGAAGTGCGATGTGTTGTTTGTTCCGATATAAAGACTGGTCGCATACGAGCCAACAATTTGCCCGCCGTGGAATCCAAGTTGGTTGTTTTCGTCTGCCAGCCCGCCTCCCTGATAGGGCGTCTGATCTGCTAGCGATGCCTGCCCCGTAGCCAAATCTCCGCAATATCGAATGGAAGTGTTGTAAAAATTGGACTCTCGGACTGTCGCTCCTGCGCTTCCGAGTGAAAGAGGCGTCCATCCTCCCAGCACAAGCCCTGAACCGTCGAGGTCATAAATTCGCGTGTCGTACATAGGGATGGTGTCCCAACCGTAAATCTGAATTCCTTGTACACCGGTCAGCGAGCGGAAGCCGGGGTCCTCGATCCACACGCCCTTCATCGCGGCGCCATAATTCACAAACTCACGTTGGAAGGCATTCGCGTTGTAAATCCACTTCATCACCGGCTGGGCATTCACCGCCGTGGCCGTGCTTGCACTAACCGATGCAATCGCCGCCTGGGTGAGTGTCAACGTTGTGCCTGAGTTGACGGAGAAGATCTGTGTCTGCGGAGGAATCCCGGGACCGCCTATGGCATACCCTGCAGCAAGCCCGGACGTGTTGGTTACGGTCATGGCTTGGCTTCCAGAGGTAAGGGTCACTCCGGTTAACGCCATGTTCGAATGCGACAACGCTGCCTGTGGAATCAGGCGCGATCCGGTCATATCGAAGTGAATAGGCCTGTCGAAGATAATCTGGGTGCTCACCGCATGATCGCCGGGAACACAGATAGAAACCCTACTGACAGCCAGCAGCGGAGCAGCTTGCACCGCTGCATTCACGGCCTGCCCGTAATCGCCCGCCATCGCCGAGGTTAAGAATGATTCGACGCACGCAGTCGGGGCGGATTTTGTGAGAGCACTCTGTGACATTACGGCCGTCGCGTTCACCGTGTTCGGCTGCGCTACGCCAATGGGCCCAGGAGCGGTCAGATTTGGATAGAGCGGGTTCAGCGCCGGCGTAGGAGCGGCGGTCGAGATGTCCTTCGTGCTCACCGTCGCATAATCCACGAAGCACGATCCCGGGGTAGTGAAGTATGGCTGGATGCAAACCGTGTAGCTCGTCCCGCTTGGGGTCAGTGCCGTGTTCTGCGTCACCGTACATGGCGACGCCAGGTCACCGGCCACAACCTGACCTGAGGCGTTCAGCCCGCAGGTGATCACCGTCGGCACAAAGCGCGAAACGCCGGAGATCGTCGTATCCACCGAGGGCGTCAGCGTGAATGTCACATTGCCCGACGTCACAGGAGCGCCCACCGTGCCCGTCAGCGCCCCTGAGAGGTCGCGCACCGTGCCCGTGTAAATCGTCGTCTGGGCCTCTGCCGTTGGAACGCAGGACAGGCCGCACAGGGCCGCAATCACCAGCAAAATCTTACTGAGCTTCATAGTTCTCCTGCGGAGGCATTGTGGTGTTCAGCTTCTCAAAGAATTCTTCGTCGGTCTCTGCGCCCAGAGCGTCGGCCATCATCATTGGCGGAAACATCGGAGCGCTCTGTCTCTGCTGCGTCACCCGGCCGTGCACCGGCTGGTCGAACTTAGCCAGGACAATCCGGTCCAGCGTCGCCTGCTGCTGCTCTGCCAGCTTCATCAGCCGCTCGTTCTGAGCGATATACGCCTGCAATAGCATGTCGTTACTTGGCATGGGCTTCCGCCGCAAGAGCGTGGTGAGCCAGCGCACGATCCATTCCCAGAGATCGAATAGCTTCCAGCGAGATTGCGACTCCATCCCGGTGGTAGAGGTTGGGGGTATCTCCATCGCGTACAAATCCTTTCGCGAGCAAAGCCTTGTCGCTCGTCCAATGGCCGTCGTCGTGCTTTGCCTCGCACTGCGGCGAGCAGAACAAGGCCCCGTATTGAACGGGGCCGCGGCACACTCTGCAAACTGGTTTCGTGCGAGCCATCAGGCGACAACCGTAACCAGAATCTTTTCCGTGCCGTTGGTGCCGGCGTCGGTGTCAATCCACAGGTCCGCGAGATCCTCGAGGCCACCGAACTGGCCCAGCGATATCGGCTGAGTGCCGGTGAGCAAGGTCATGCCGCAACCTGCCTTCGTGCCCACTACCATGCCCTTGCTGCCCACGTAGATGTTCTTTGCGGCCGTGTTTCCTGGAGCTGCCTGGAGCTGAATCTGCGCCCCGCGCAAAGTGGCCGAAGCCGCTGCAAACGTTGTGCCGCCCATATTGATCGTCGGCTGTGCCGGCGAAGCAGTCGACGCCAAGTTCTGAGGCGTTCCCGCCGTTGCCACCGTCGCGCTGAAACAGATAATCGACATTGCTGAAACTCCTTTAGAAACTCTGTCGCGCGATCATCTGCGCGTACGTTCTGTCTTCCAATCCCTTTGCCGCCTTGCAGGCTTTCTCGTACTCCTGCCGATGCGTCAGCACGTCTTCCTGAGCCCGGATGCACGCTCTGCACAGATACATCCAGCGATAGAGCCGCTCGCCGTCCTTGAACATCGTCCAGCCCTGACTGATGAAATAAGGAGACAAGCTCTGGTCCGGCATCAGCTCTTTCGGGCTCACTCGCACCAGGTACCTGCGCACCTCGTGAATCAGCCGCGGACAGCGTGGATCGTGATCCTCATGCCCTGCCGCAACCGCTCCGCACTTGCAGAGCGACTCCGGATCTACTTCGGCCCGGTCCTCGCCGCGGCACTTCGAACACAACCTCATCTCGCCTGTTGCTCCTGGTACCTCTTGTCCGCGTTCCTCAAGTACGCCGCCTCATCCTCACCGAGCTCGCCCTCGGGAGTCTTTGGCGCATGAGTTATCGCATATAAGTGATATCTCAGCGCGTCCGCGCAGTGGTCCTCGCCGTCGCTGTCGAGATCCTCGGGCTTGTTCTTATCATGCACCAGCGATGGAAAGGTCCGGATGAACTGCTTGCAGGTGCTGAACACCTTCAGCCGGGGTTCTACGTTGACCTTGCCCAACTCGTTGCGAGTGAAGTCGAGCCACTGTCTGACCAGTTGCCATCCCGCCACTCTTGAGCCCGGGCCTTTTACGCCCTGGGCCCAGAACACCTTGAACTCGGCAAACTGATCCGCGATACTCTTCGGCCTGCCCGTCGCATCCCAGCAGGCGCCGTCCAGCACGCCGATCCGCTCCACGTTCTTACCACGCTCGAAAGCGTGAATTGCCAAAGCCTGCTGCTTTACGCTCAGGCCGGCTTCAGAAACCTCGCCGATGACGATCTTTTCTCCCTCCGGAGAGGTCGCTATCCACAAATACGCGCAGGGCTTCGATTCGCCCCAGTCGCCACAGCGCTCAATCTTCCAAAACCATGGTATTGGCTGCGGATCAATGACGTGAACGTCTTTGCGCCACTGCTTGAAGTACTGCCCTGCGAACAGATCCCAATCACCCTCCGCGTAGGCTTTTGCCATGTCGGAAGGCAGCGTCAGCAGGCTCTCATAGTAGCCAGGACTCAGGTGAGGATTATCCTGCGCCTTCGACTGCACGTAACAAAACTGGTTTCTGAGCGACTCCATCTCTGGAGGAAAATCCTTATCCAGCCAAAAGCCTTTTACCCACGCATGACCAGGCCCACCAGGGTTAGTAGCGCCAAGAAATCGAGTGTCGTCATCCGGAATTCCGGGCCACCGCATACGTTTACGAAGCTCATGGAAGACGCTCTCCTTGTTCTTGGTCAACTCCTCAACCGCGATCGCTGCAAACTCGGCCGAGTTGTACTTGCTCGGATCGTCCAGGTTGCGGAAGGCAATCACTCCTCCGCCCAACTGCTCACAGAGCTTGAAGCTGAATCCTTCCGTGCGGCTCTCGCTGATCTTGCCAAGCCAGCTTGGAAACTCCCACTTGATCTTCGAAATCTGCCGGTCAACCAGCGTGGGATAGTCTTCGCTGAAAAGCCCGACCCGAACATTCCGGATGCCGTACTTGGCGAAGTAATACACGCACTGGAGTACGCACCACCAGCGCAGCAGATAGGATTTGCCGCCTCCCATCGCCCCGCCGTACAGCACAAACCGGAACAAGCGCAGCGCCTTCAGACATTCCCTCTGGCGCTCGGTCGGCTTGATTAACTCTGAAATCTTCATGCTTCGCCGCTCCCAACGGAAAGGACACCGCTCAGGGTGTCCTTAAGTGCCCATCGTTTATCCGTTGGAAAGTGGTGAATTAAACCGCAGGCGTTTCGGTCAGTGTTGGCTCTGCAGCCGGTGCTGGCTCGGGAGTGGGAGCAGGGTCGGCAACTACTTCCGCTGTCTTCAAACTTGCATCGATTCCCTGCAGTTTGGCGTCCAGCGCCGTCAACGAAGCGATCGGGCCGCTCAGATCAATCGGTTGATAGGGCGGGGGCGTTGTGCCCTGCAGCTTCTTCAGCTCGGCAAGCACGGATGAAACGTCGCCAGATATCGCGCTGATATCATCGGAGATCTTCGAGATCCCCGCATTCAAATCGTCAAGCTGTGCCATGATTCTCCTTTGTCCCCTTCGAATTTCCCCAACGATAACACGCAGCAGCCACAAAACCACTCTCACAGGTCCACCTCAATGCTCACCGGGATCGCGCCGCCATCCGGGCCGGAATGCTCAACCTTCTGCGGTACCGGCATGAAGTACTCGCCATATTCCGCTGCCAACTTGGCATATTCCCGGCGCTCGCTCCAAGCGATCATGTCGGTCTGATCGAAGACCATGCCCTGAAACGAGAAGACCTTCGTCTCCATGGCGTCGAGGCCTTCGGCGATCCGCGCCACGATCTTCTCGGCCGGAATCACCTGCTGAATCAGTTCGGAGAACGCTTTCCGCACATCCGGAGTTTCGATGTGGGCTTTCGCGTTCTTGGCGACGCTCTCGGCATATCCTGCGTCCAGGGCCGACTGGCGCTTCGTCTTGCCTTTGGCCAGTCCTTCCAGATACATCCTCTTGCGGGCCGATAGCAGCTTGAGCGGATCGTCCTTCTTTGGGGCTGCCTTGCGTCCGGCGCCCTCACGTTTACCACCCCGAGGCATCGCTAACTCCCATCGAATCTATACGCTCTTTGATAACCATACTTTTTCAAACCGGCTCAGAGACGGCAAAAGAGTCCCTGATCGCGCGGCTGGCTTCCGCGTCGGACTTCTTCAGATAGGCTCCCGTGGACGCCATCGATTTGTGGCCAAGATACTGGCGCACGTTCTCAATCCCTGCCTTTTGAATACTTTGCATGGCAATGCTGTGCTTCAAAATATGCGGGTGGCCCAGCCGCTTGGGGATGCCGACCTCCGCTGAGTACTTCTTCACCAGGCGCCAGAACTGAACGCGAGAGAGCGGAAACACCCTTTGATTAGGGTGCATTCCGCGCGTGTATTCAATCAGCGCCGCGGCCTCTTCAAGCAGCGGTTCCGGGCTCGTTACCAGGGGCTGTGTCGTCTTCATCGAGCCCTTGAGCCGCGCAACTGTTACATGCCCGTCAGCGATGTCCGAGGCAATGATTCCGCATACTTCAGACGCTCTCAGCCCATGCCAGTAGCCCAAAAGAATCATCAGCCAGTCACGCTCCCGGCAAGCCTTCGCGGCGGCCAGGAGTGCGAGCAATTGAGGTTTTGAAAGAGCTTCCATAATCAAAAAGCGTAACGAAACAGCATTTTGTTACCTGTGAGCCCTCAGCGGGCGGCCAGAAATTAGCGCGTTACCCCGGGCTGAGGGCGAGTGCAGGAGATCGAAACGGACCGGCTGATCCCCGCCGCTGCAGTCATGGCGCGAGGAGCGGACCCGCATTCGGCGCGGTCAAACGCCAACTGCTCTTTGAAACTCAGCAGCGTCTCCGGGTTCTTGGAGTCCTTTCGCCTTAACTCAATCGTCTCCAGGCAGCCGGCGCAGTGAAAGCTTCGGGTAAGCGGGTCGTACGTAATCGGGCTCGGGTCCATGGCTACTCTTGTTCATCCAGTTCCCGAGGCGCATCGTATTCGAACGCACGATCAGCCAGGTCCAGACTCTCTTCTCCAAACTCGTCTTCGAACTGTTCAGGCTGCTGACTCATGCACTTTTACCCAAAAGAATCGCGCCCACCAAGGGCGCGCGCTTCTTGCTACGTGATTCTGCTTTATCACAAATTTGATATATCTACTTTTTTCTGCCCTTTGCTTCCGGCTCGGGAGCCAGCACAAATACTCCCGCCGCGCCTGGCGCCGATGCCGCGGCCTCGATCACCGTATAGCTGTATTGGGTCGCCGTCTCCGCCTCGATCTCCGCGACCTTGGCAGGCCCGGCAATACTCAGCAGCTCCGCCTTCCACTTTGGATACTTTCCCTGGGAGGTTTTTACCACCGCAAATTCGGCGAACGCCTTGGGCTCGAGCTGGAAGGCTTTTCCAACCCGGCGCTCGATGACGTCGGCCAACGCCGCCGGCTCCAGGCATTTCACCTCGTCCATGTTGAGGAAGCCCATCTTAAAGAAGATCTGGGCCAGCGCTCCGGACTTCTCTTTTTCGGCCGCCGCCATCATCTTCGACGCGACCGCGCAATTAGCGCATGCCATCCGCGCCGCTTCCAGTTCCGCTTTCGTGAGCACAGGCAAATTCATCTGCTTCGCCATCCCGCCCTCCATTTGAGTTTGATGATACTGAGTTGATATCAGCACGATGTCTAGTAGCTGTTCGCCTCGGGGGTCCGGCTCCGCTGCGAACACGTCGGCCGATGCTCCCGCCAAGCCGCCGCACTGGGGCACATCTCGCCGCAGGCGGAGCAGCACACAACCCAGTCCTTCAACATCACTATCTGCTCCGCGTCCGCGTGCATCAACTGCTCAACTTGCCGCGGGCTGAGTTTCCCGTCCGTCACTGGCCTGCCTGGTGTTTCTCCAGCTCGAGCGTTCCAGTCGTCCGGTTTGGCGCGAAATTCAGGCCGCCCCGCGTCGCTCCAAAGTGTCTGGACATGCTTCCGTAGGTCATCTTCATTTGCCAGGTCAGCCCGCTTGGTACCCAGACGAGATTCCGCCCATAACTCACCGTCCGGTCGTAGCCGATTTCCGCGCCTCGATCCTTCGCCGGCTCAATGTAGCTTTTCCGGTCGCAGATGTACTGGCAGGCTTTGCCGTCCAGCACCATTCGCACTACGCCGGCCGTCAGCATGGCCAGCACGCGCGAGCGCGAGCGGAAGCACAGGGGTTTATCCACCGCCGGATTTGCCGTGTGTACAAAAACAGGAATTCTCATGGGATTTGATAGGGCACCGCTGGGCGCGCGCGGGCAGACGCTTAAAAAACGATGTGGGCCGTGGGACTGGGGCTGGTTGGCACACCAGCCCACGGTGGTGGGGAAGCTTTAAATGAATACGTCTTTAATGGTGTTCTTCTCTGGATCGCGGACGCAATGCTAAAGGTTGGCTAAAGGGTGTCGAAGTTGGGCGTGTTGCAGGGCAAAAACTAAGGCCGAGGCTCTAAGTCCTCCACCCTCATAATCAGGATTGCCAGCGGGGTGCTACAGATTCGGATGTGGATCCCGTGGTGTTTGGCAATCGCGTAGATCGACTGCCTCGCCCGTTTGCGCGCCCGGCCGGTGTTCTCCCCATCTCGCAAGCAGATGGAGAAGACGTCACCAGGCGCGCTTAGTTTCAGGTTCTCAATCAATTGCGCCCAACGCGATCGCAGCCGGTCTCGGCGCCGGTCGAACTCCTCGCGCGTCATGTCGAGGCGCGTGATCACATTTGTGCGTTAGCGATGGCTTTATTGGCTACCATCACCGCGCACTCAACCTGTGCAATCGCCTGCTCGCTGTCCCGGCTGCCCGGCGGGCAGTTGCGCACCAGCACCACGATAAACGCCTTCGCCGCATCCCTGATAGCCCGGAACTTCGGAAGCGTTACCGTCGTCGGAGGATGATAGTCCAGCCGCCGCAATACCTCAGCCAGATACATCTCCTGTATTTCGTTCGGGCCCATCGGAGCGTGGCCTGTCATGCATTCATTGACCGGCACTGGGTCAGTCGGGCCACCACTCTGTCCCGCTCCGTGCCGGTCGTTCCAATCGCGCTGCGCTTGAGCTTTCTCTCTGATTTCTCGGTCGCACATGGCTCTGCCCTCCCTTATTCCGTACATCTACAAATGTGAATGTACTCACAATCTTAATCCCGCCGTGGCTAGTTGCAAGAAAAATCCCCAGCCCGCTTGGGGACCAGGGAGGGGGGATTATCGCGGGAGCGGCCCGCTGTACCTCACTTCGCCTTCGCTCGCCTCGCTCCGGTTGCCGTAACATCGCACCCGGCAAAACGAGATAACCTTGCGAGCTACCGAGGCCCGGGCGGACTATCCGCCGCTCCCTTCTTCAGGTGGCATCTCTTCACAGGGGTAATGCCATTTTACACGCGAGGCGGCCAACTCCAGCTACGCTCGCCGGTTCCTTCGGACACACTCGTTGCCCAAAAGCAATCGTTGCCATCGAGTAATACCTGCCCATTAACACACCCCGGTGACCACACCCGCGTCACAACCATCGGGTACTGCTCACCCGCAGTCGCTGAATTTCCGATGTGGGCCTGCGTACCGAGCGGCCAGGTGTCGGGGATGTTTGTCGCCTGCGACAATTCCATCCCGTTGTTTTTGATTCTTTCGGAGATTGATCCGCCGGTTGTCCGCCTGCGATTGATCTCGGCGGCGTCCTGCTCCGTGAGCTTGTACAACACAATTCTTCCAGTCGTGATTTCCATCATTTCACCTCGTATGGCGTGTAGTTTGGATTTCCTTCGTTGAGACGGTTTAACAGCCCCAGGGATTTCGCTAGCGGGACGAGCCTGTTGCCTAGGCTGCCAGCGCCGAGCAGCATCAGAACCAGGTCGTAATCCTCTCGGCTCACGGTGAGTATTACCTTTCCGCTTCCTCGCGATACATGCCTAGCACCCCCTCTTCAGCTTCTCTGCAATCGCGCGTGAGCCAGCCGGAACGAAAAGCATTCCTTCTAAGTAGATACTCCGATCGGCAGCTAGCAATGTTCTAAACTTGATCAGTCGCACGGTATCCTCATGGCTAGCAGGACGCGGTACCAAAGGAAACCCTTTATATTCGCGGACCTCAAATCCAGCCTTTTGAAGTTCCACGGAGACTTCTGCAGTCCATTCAACAAGCGTCATCAGCGCCCCCTCTCCAGCTTCTCCGCGATAGCCTCCAGCAGCCAGGTATGCCTCGGAGTTTTCACCCGCCTCGCCGTGACGTCGGCATCGATCGCCGCCAGCGTCTCGTTCGGCACCCGCAAAATCACTGGTGTCACGTCGGGGTTTGTCACGCTTCCCCGTTTTGTAATTGGCAGGTCTCTGTGACCGTTGCCATTGCTCCTGGCCGGGTTTCCTCCGCGGTTAATCAACGCCTCCACATTCACCGGAGCCCGCGCCAGAGTTGTAGGCTTACGCGCAATTGCCATGGGCTGCCTCCGGACGCGTGATATCAAACTGATTTCCGCCACTATCCGGTACCGGCTCAATCTTGCGCATCAGGAAGACCCAGTTGTATAGCGCCCAAATCTCCTCGAGCGCCTTCTCGTCCGCGTGACGCAGCTCTGTCACCGCCAACCCTTCCGCCGCCGCGTTGGCAAAGGCTTTCCGCGTTCCCAGGCTCACTCCAGAAAATTCCAGCGCGGGGATCTCGCGCAGGATCTCCGCCGCCTCCGCGTTATCCGGCCCGCGCGGATCGGCGCGGTTCAGAAACGTTGCCGCCCGCAAATTGGGATTAGCCGGACGCATCTCCTCCACCAGTTCGCCCACCGCCTCCAGCGTCCACAGGTCAAACGAGCGCGGCACAAACGGCACCAGCAGCAGATCGGCCACCGTCAGCGCAGCGCGTTGCGAAGTCGTATCGCGGCCTCCGGTGTCGATCACAATGTCGTCGTACTTGTCGCGCAGCCGTAATACCTGGGTGCGCACAGCGGCCCCGGAAAGCTGAATGCTTGTGTACACCGCGCAACCCTCGGGCTGGAATGCCAGGTTCGTCCACTTCAGCCCTGCCGCGTGCTTCTCGCTGCGCAGCTGGGTAAAGCCGCTCGCCGTCTCCTGATCGTCCGCGTCGATCAGCAGAACGTCTCTTTTTTTGCCCGCCCGCATAATCGCCAGATTCACCGCGGCCGTGGTCTTTCCAGAGCCGCCCTTGATGCCTCCACATACGATAATCATTGCCGTTAGTCTCCTGTCTCTGAGGCTGCCATTCCCCATCCAGCGCGCAGGCGGGACTCTTCTTCCTCACGCTCAGTGGCGGAGGCTGAAGCTGTTCTTATACGCGCCAATTCGTTTTTCCTGACAAACTTTTCCAGGCTGCTGCGGAGATGCCGGTAGTAGTCATCGCTGACCTCCGTCTCCCCTACTTCGTCAATGACCGCTCGAAAGTAAGCCAGCGACCGAACATCTCCTGGAGGAGCCCCGCCGTCGCGAAAAAGGCGGCGCGCAGCTCCCAGCGTGATCCCGTTTATTGCGTCCTGCAGTGCTATCTTCCGGTCGAAAAGGTCACCCGCTATGCGTGAATCTGACGAGTGAGCCGTGCCAGTGGTTCCCGGAGTCTCTCGATAGGCATCGAGAACTTTTCGGATGTATTCGTCCCGGACGGAACCGGGGGCTTGGTCGGTTTCTCGGATGGAACCGAGTACCTGATTCTCACCATCATCGTCGCTTTTTTTTTGCGTCAAGGATGATGATGGTGGAACTACTCTGTCTAATCTGGTTAGTACTTCATCTGGTTCTTCCTTATATGGCGGTCGATTTTGACTTACCCCCCCCCTCGTTTTTGACTCACCTGGTAAGTCAATATGACTCACCGGGTAAGTCATATTGACTGAGGGGGGTGAGTCATATTGACTTACCCCCCCGGCCTGGTCGATGTAACTCACAGATGCCACAAGGGGTGTTTTTCCGGGTTGAGGGGGGTGAGTCATATTGATTGACCCCTCCGGCAGATTATCAAATAACGGAGCGCTGTCCGAGAGCTTCTCCCGTGGCACGTCGCGCAGGATATACTCTGTCTCCGCGCCCTTCAGCTTTCCACTCTCACGGTGCACCAGGCGGTATTGAATGAGTGCAGCTATGGCCCTGGAAACCGTCGCCTGGCTGATAGCCAGCTTCTTTGCAATCAACTTCAGGCTCACATACGTGCGGCGCGTCGTGCGGTTGGCATAGCGAGCCAGAACGATGTAGACAGCAATTCCGTTGGCTCCGATCAGCGGCCCAAAACGGTCAATCAGTTCAACCGCGATCATTACAAACGGGTTTTTCCGCTCGTCGCGGACAAATCCCCCTTTACTCACAAGCCCCACCCCTACGAAGAATCATCCTCATCCCCCCCCCTCTGATATCAGCGTGATATCTACGCGATATCACGCGGCCCTGCGTCCCAGCCTTCCAGCCGTCCACGCCCTTGCTTCCGCCGCGGCTGAACTTACAAAACCAAAAGTCATTCACCAGGCAGCGCGCCGCTAACTCCGTTGGCATCTTTCCGCCCACATTTATCCAACTCTGGTACCACTCCCGCACCGCCTTCGGAAGCCTCTGAAAAGTCTCCCGCGTCACCGGTTCCGGGGCCTCTCCCGCCTGAGAGGCCCCTGCTCTGGCTGCTCCGCTACGTCCTCCTGTGCCACCGGTTAGGGTTGAGTTGGGCGGTAGAACTGTTTTAGCGGTGGCCATCAGCGCTGCTCCATGAGTTCGGCCTTCGCCGCGTCACGCGCCTCAACGATGCGTAAGAATCGCTCAGAATCAGCTTCTGGCATGTCAGGGTGATATTTGCTCGCGAGGTAGCGGAAGTGCTCCTCGACCAGGTCGATTGTGACCGTCACGTTATTAGGAATCAGCAGCGTGTCGCGCCACGGCTCAGAAGCCTTTTCTGGCAACGCCAGAAAGCCGGTGAATGAACGTTCGAGGATCTCCGCGCCGCCATGCCTCCCGATCGCACGCATGGCCTCCAGCGTCGCCGCGATCGCGCCCAGGTTGCCGGCCACCGTGGAATAGCGGTCGATGGCGATGCAGCGCCGTTGCTCGATCTTTACGCGGTGCGCGGGGGAGTAGATCATCACCCGCCAATAGACAGCGATCCCAGGGTCTTGCGGAGCGCCTTGATCCGACCTCGGCATTCCATCCATGCGGGTAGGAACGTTGGTCGAAATGATTACGTCGTCGCGGCTCACCCCCATCAACCGAAGTTCATTCAGAATACGGCCCACGCCTTCGTTGATCGAGAGCGAGCGGAACTTGTCGCCAGTCGTGCCGAAACGTCCACGCTCCTGCTCTGAGCGCGGCGTGCGCTTCCATCCATCCGGCCAGCACAGCGGATAAGCGTCGATCATGCGACACGCTCCACGCCACACCGCATCCCTCGAACTTTGTCCAGCTCGATGGCGATTTGGCGAAGCTTCTCCAATGAGGCTGGGCGTGCGCGCAGTTTTTTAATCGCACGGCAATACGTCTCGAAGGCCAGCTTTGCGCCATGTCTGTTGCGAAATCCAGCCGGGTATCCAAGGGCCTCGCCGATCTCGTCCCATGTGTGCGCGGGCCTGATGCCCAGGTCTTGAATGGACGCACTCTCCTGCTTCATGCCACACGCTCCCCAATCGCGCCGTAGTACGCCAGCGCGAACGCCGACGGCCCCACCTGCATTGCTCCCTGCTCCTGCAGTTCCTCTTCGCAGTCGGCGCACAGCTCCACGCCCTTGCCCCTGGCCGTTTCCCAATATGCAACGGAGGGTTTCCGGCACCAGCGCATCTTCGCGTCATAAACACTTACTTTGAAATCAACCGCGTTCAGCGCCATGACCTCGCAGCGAGAGTGGATCCAGCTATAGCGCTGGATCAGTCGCAACCGTGGCACATGGTCGCCCTCGTGAAAATCATCGAGTCCACAACCGGGAAAGGGGCAGTCAGATAGCTTGCTCACGATGCCTGCTCCTCCCGGCCATACAGCCGCTCCCACTCCTCGAACTTCGCTTGGTCCTTTGCGGAGCGGGCCTTTGAATTCATCCAGGCGAGCCTGTGTCCGATGGGCCACTTCAGGCCGAGTTGACGGCGCACTTCGTCACACCAGATTTTGTAGGGATGGTACTTGCGCTCGCCGAATGGATACACAACCTTCAGCGCCGCGCGCAGCTCCTTCTCTGTCTTGCCCTTGTTCTCCGCAAGCACCTTCGCTACGATCGGCGCGGCCTTCCGCCGCCAGTAGGAATAGTTTCCCTTCATAGCCGCATGCCTTTCCCCATGCATTCCGAGGCCAGCAAGACGAGCCGCTCCCACGGCGCCGGATCGGGCACGCCATGCAGCACGACGAAGGCGTGAATTGTGTACTCCACATTGAGCGATGGACTCAGCGACCAGATGCCAGGCGCGATCTTCTGCACTCCATATGCCTCGACGCCTTCTTTGCTGAGCAACATTCCCCCGTGGTTTATCGGCAGCGAAATCACCTCGTTCGGGAGCAACAGAAGTAAGGTATTCAGGCCGTCCGCGCGTTTAGGACCGAGCCAGCAGGCCAAGTACTCCGTCGCGCGCTCCGAGGCCTCAGCCCAACGGAAGAACAACTGGCACACCGGTACCGACGCGTCGCCATACTCTTCTGTCGCGCCATCGCACCACTCCGCGACATCGGCCAGCTTGTTCATGCGCCACCGCCATTTCTCAGCGCTTGCAGGCTCTCGGGAAGTGTGCTGGCCGCGCTGTTGGCATCGTTGGCCAGTAGGAACTTGCCGCGCTCGGTGAACATCCCCGCATCGATGCACGCCTGCAGAATCGCCCGCGCAAAGGCTGCTGCCATCTCCGAACTGGGGCGCGTGGCTGCCTCGGGATGACGCAGCGCAAGGCTTAGATATCCGTGCACAGCGAGGAGCGTGACACAGTCGGTATCGATCATGACGGTCGTGCGAAAAGCGTCGCGGTTGAATTCCGTCCCATCGAGACCGGGTGTGTTCGCGTGGCATCGCGAGCAGATGGTATGTTCGTCGTTCACCCAACAGCACCCGTCGGCGCAGGCTAGGTCATCAGTGCATCCGCACACTGAGCAGGTACCAGATTTTGTGCTCATGGTGCACCGCCCTTCTCTTCTTCGGGGAGGCTCTCGATCTCCACGTCGAATCCGTTCTCTCGCGCTCGGACAACTGCGTCTCTCATGCAGCCGAAGTTAGCCACTTGCACACGCACCCCAACGCCCCTCTCGTGCGCAACCCAATTACTTCCGCTCCACGCCAGTGATGGGTTTTTCGCGTTGACGATGATCCAGCGTCCCAAGGCATTGCGCACCGCGATGCAGGAGTTGTTCTCGGGCTGTGGCTCTGGTTCCTGCACCGTGATTTCACAGTTGGGAAACATTCGGAAGAACCCGCGCATTGCGGCGAGCACATCGCGATCCGGCAACTGATGCCACTCGCTCGGCCGAGCCATGAGCGCCACCGTCGTTCCGCCTGGGCCGGTGTATCCGTTGGCCAGCATCTTGCCGTCTTCTCCATCGCCTTCGTAAACGGCAAAGGTCCTCAGCAGGCAGTCCGGTTTCGAAGAGTCAAACACAACGCGCAAAAGCTTAGGGGCTTCCGTCATGCGGCACCGCCGATCTCGTCCACGCTGTCGGGCCGGAAGTGCTGGCTGAACTTGTCCATGTCGGGGGCGTGATCGCGGCTGAAGGTGAAACCCATCCGCCCATCCACGCGGACGTAAATCATCTTTGGGGCGTACTCGATCTCCACCGGACCAACCTTGACCGCTGTGTTCCCAGTCCAGAACTTCAGCTCTTTAATGCACTGTCCTGGAACGCGGTCATAGTTGAACTTGGCAATATCGGTAGTCGGTTGCGGCCCAGGTCCGAGCGCCGCGCGATCGCGCTCAAACTCTTCGCGAGACTCTCCGATGGTTGGCAGCGGGGCAGGCTCCTGAGAGTCGAATAACCCAGGACAAGCTGGCTTCGCAGGTTTCATGCGGCACCTGCTCTCTTCCGCTTCCGCGCGGGAATGGCCGGCATCCGTGCTTTAGTGATGGCATCGCGCGCCGCGGCAACTACCTCCAGTACATTTCCCTGGTATTCCTTGCCAAGGCTCAACGCGTCCGCCGCGGCGATTAACGCTTCGAGAAGTTCAGGAGCAGCCGCGACTAAGCGAGCGTTTGCCTCGGTGGCCGTGTTTGAAGTGTTGCCGTAGACCTTCGCAACATCGAAGATCATTCCATCTTCCAAATCGCGGACGATCCGGCGCCCGAACGGCCCGGAGAGCGGAGCAACGCGCCATGGAGCCGACGTGTATAACACCCTCATAGTTGTGCGGCTCATGCGGCACCTGCCTTCGCCTTGCACTTGGCGTGCAGCACTATGAAGTCCTTCCCCATCGCCACAAACGTCGTCAGCGGACACGGAAGGTTCGGCTTATAAGTGTCGCCACAGCGCGTGCAACGGTAGCACGGGTCGAGGCTATCGAAGATTACCCATTCGGTATTCATCTTCCACCGCCGCAGGTGTACATGATGAAAAGCGTGAGTGCTCCCCAGATGAGCAGCACCATCGGCACCGCCGCCGCCAAGCCCCGCATTGCTCCGCGCGAATATTGCCGACGCATCTCCAGTACTTCTTCATCCGACAACTTCGCCAGGTATTTCATGCGACACCGCCAGTCTCTGCGTTGCCCTCAGGCACCTCTTCACCCTTCGACACATCCGGAACGAACGCATGGGGATAAGCCAGCAGGGCAATTTCGCAAATTGCGTTATGGCGGGCATTTAACGGGTTCGATAGAGCTGCCATGCCCTGCTTCACAAAACGCCCATGGAGCTTCACCGTGGCACGCGCGACCGTAACCAGGTCCTCATCGCTGATGGTCTGTAGCAGCCGCGCCGCGCGGTTGATATGGTTCTGGAGCTTTCGGACCTGCTCATAGGAAATCGCTGACGCTCTGAACGTGTCCGCAACTCGGACAAACAAACTTCCAATTAAACGGGTTATCGCCGAAGCGCCTGACAGCCTCGGCGCGCCATTCATCCTTGGACATCTTCTTGAGCCCAGGGCCGCTGAGGCTCGGACCGCTTGGCGTATGAGTGACGGTGATCATGCGGCACCGCCAGCTTCCGCCGAAGATGATCCCGGCGTCCGATAGCTTTCACCCGTGATGATCGGCCATAGTTTTTGGCGGTCGTCCCAATCAGTCTGCTGAGGAATGGTCTCGCAAGCGATCCATCGCACCTTCGGCTGCATGGCGAGGACGGCGTGGCGCATACAGATGATCGCCTGTTGTTTTCCGGCCGGGTCGGAGTAGGTATATAACTCCATGGCGTGCATGAAGGTCTTAAACGCCGCATAATCTTGCCCGGTAAACGGGGCCAGGACTGACTTTCCACCCGGTATGCGGCCAAGCTCAGCCTGGGTTCGTATCCATCGCGCCGCTTCTTCGCAAACTGGTTTTGGTTTACTCATCGCGCACCACCGATCTGAGCCTGTTCAATCTGCGGGAAGAATTTGCGTAGCAGCTCGGCGAGCGTCGTCTTTAGTTTTCCGACTTCGCCGGTCTTCAGATCCTGCCAGGCGTTGGCGCGGAAGTTGACTTCCAGACGGCGGGCAAAGACGAAGGTGTCGCCGCGCTCGGTCAGGTTCACGCGATAGAGCTTCGCTAGGTGCCGCGCGATCCCCTGCAGTTCCATGACTTGTTGCGGAGTGGCGGCCGTCATCGCGCACCGTCCTTTTTCAAATTCAGCCACCAGCCGTAATGCACGTAAGCCAGGCGCAACTCCTCCGGAGCCGTGCCGTCGGCAACGTACTGCTGATAGCCGGCCGCGAACGCCTCATGGTCGGGCACGTCGCCGAAGTGCTCGCACACCGCGTCGAACTCTTCCTGGCTGGCCTCGTAGGAAATCTCCTGGTGCGCCAGCGCCGACAGCGCTTTCAAATACTTTGCTGCTGGGGTCTTCGCCTCGCCGCGATAAGGTTCCACCGTGGACACCTCCTGCCTGGCTACGGGCGTCTCGATCTGCGCCTCGATCTGCCGCGCCCACTGCCATGGCTTTGGGAACGCCGGCGCAGGCAATGCTTCGAGCGACGGCACCAGGCTGATCTTCTGCCCAGGCTTCGGGAACTTCAGCGCGGGTTTGGGTTCCTCAGGAAAGAGCTGCTTGGTGAATCGGTGAATCCCGTTGAGCTGCTTCAGGTCGTAGTGTCGAGGGATGAATGCGTAGCAGCTCACATCGCACCTCCGGAGCGGCCCTGCAGGGCTTCCATGATGTGCGGCCAGGCAAAATAAATGTGAGTGACCATGAAGGCCGAGAACCAGGCAAGGAAAGCGGCGGAGCAGATGTCTCCGGGCCGGTCCAGGAAGCTGGAGCGGGGCCTTGCGGTAAGTAGTCGGGAATGGCTGGAAATACGTACGTCGGCGGAGGTTCTGGCGGATTCAGTCATCGGATCGATCTCCCAATCGACCCGGCAATCTCAAAATCGGCTAGTGCTCTTTCCCGCGTTTAAAGGAGACACTGCTTAGAAGGCAGATGCTCTATCCAACTGAGCTACGCTCCCAAGCTGTTTCGGCTAATGCTCTTTTGCTTGCGGGAAGGATTTGATTTTGGGGTGCCGGTAGTTGCGGTTTGGGACGCCTTCTCAGCGTCGCGTTTTGCCCATCGGGCGCGAACAGCTTTCGTCATTTTGGCCGAGCGTTCCTCGGGTGACATCTTGGCGGCGGCTACCCGTCCACCCTTTGCTCCCATGGTCTGCGCCGCTTTGCTAATATCAGTCACGGAAGTCAGCATACTTAGCGACGTGTACTCTGTCAAGGGAATATTTTCAAAAGTTTTGCACAGGGTTTCCGTCAAGCCTTTTTAACCTTTCTGACGTCGGCGAATTCAACCACATTTGCCGGCTTCGGTTGGGGGGTCGGGGCGTCGAAGTTCAGCGCAAGCTGGTGCGCCGGAGTGTCGGTCTCGAGGCGCGCGGTTTCAACGGCCGTCACCGCCTCGCGCTGTGCCTGATCGCGAATGTGGGAGTAGCGGTCCAGGATGCGCTTTGAGACATGGCCGGCTGTCTCTTTCACCACGCGCTCGCTGATCGTCGGGTCCTCGAGCATTTTGGTGATGCAGTGGTGGCGCATGTCATACGGACGCACTTCAATGCCGGCGCGCTTACAGATCGAGTGCCACGCCTTCCACCATTTGAGCTGGGGCTTGAAGAAGTCGATATTGTTCCGCCCCGTGCGCGCCCGTCCTGGCAAAAGGTAATGGTCGCGATCGGGCTCAACTCCCTGCCGGTTCAGTAGCCGCTGATAGCGCTTGATCAGCCGTTGCACCACGGCCACCGCCGTCGGATTCAGGGCGATGGTGCGGGCGCGAAATTCGTTCTTAATTCCCTCCACCACGCTGATCGAAGGCCGCTTGGTTCCCTCGCCGTCGGTACGCTGCAGATCGACGTCGCAGATTCTCAGGTGCCGGATCTCGCCAGGTCCTGCCGACGTGTTGGCCGAAAGCAACTCCGCTAGGTAGGCCACCTCCCAGCGCGGATCGGCGGCGGCGACGTAGAACAGCCGCTCCTCCTCTTCCGGGGTCAGCGCCTTGCCTATTCGCGCCTTTGGCACCTTCAGCGGATGGTACCAGCGCTTGATGTCGATCCACAGTCCGGCTCGCTCGAGGATCTGCGCCAGCGTATTCACCTCATGGTTGATCGCCGACGGCCCCGCCGATCGCGTCCGGCTGTTGGCGTCCACGTAGGGCTGCTGCCTCCACTCCTGATACTGCTCAACGTGCCCGATGTGGATCTCGTTCAGCGGCAGCTCCCCTAGAAATTGAGTGAGCGCACGCAGATAGTATTCGTAATCGAGGATGGTCTTTGCCGCGATTTGCGGACGGTGTTCATTCAGCCAGTAGGGGCCGGCCTGGGAGAAACGAAGCAATCCGAAGGCGGCGGGCTCAATGGTTCTCTTGCGTGTGGATTCACAAAGCGGGCAGTTTACGTGAGGCGAGGCGTGGCCTTTGGATAACGGCGGAGGCGGCATAGGTTCCCATCCAGTACAGGGCCACATTAGAAGCCAGTTTCGCCTTTGGAGTCAATCGAGAGTTTTCGGAGAAGAGTAGTGCGGCGCCCGAATCCGCCACAGACGAGAGCGCCGCACGAGCCGATCAACTGGATGGGAAGGCCGGCAGCGGTTGACTACACCGCCAGAACTCACGGTACCATAGGCCGGTAAATATGGGAATAAATAGCAAAAGGCCCGGAACCTGTGAGGGTATCCGGGCCTTCTGGGGATGGAGCTGACACTGGAAATGTACCACAGCTAGGCCGCGCGCTTCAGCGTGTCCCTGGCTTTCCTGAGCACTTCGACGGGCAGCGCATTTCCCACCCGTTCGACCAGGCTGCAGGCGCCGTGTAAATAGTCCACGTGATCGAGAAGCAATCGCAGGGCGGCGCGTAGCTCGTTGGCCTCGTCATCGGTCATGGCCAGTTTAGATGCTGTTCTGATGCTGATCTGATATCAAAACGATTTCAGCGGACGATTTTGCGGCCTTATCCAGAGAGGCTGCGACTGAACTCTGAATTGCGGCCGCTTCCGCCTTCGCCTTGGCAATCACTTTGCTTGCGTAGAAACAGCACAGGACGGCAGTCGCAGCAGATCCAACGAGTAATCCATAAACAAAATCCATTTCACTTCTCCTTGTGGGTTGTTACGGGGTTTGAGTTTTGTGCTGCATGATGGCCAGGCCACCGCCGATGATCATGGTTGCCGGGGAAATCTCATGCTTGAACGCCATGCACGCGACCAGGGCCACGATGCCGAGCCCAAGCACGATCATTCCCCAGATGTTGGTTGCTACGTTGTTGAGAGCTTCGATGAATGATTTCATGGCTATCCCTCTTACTTGTTGTTCGCAACAGGTTGAGCCGTTGGCCGCAACAGTTTTGCCGGATCTGGCGCTTTAATCTGCGGGGTAAAACAATGGGCGAGCCACAGGCAGCGCACGGATCTCCGCGGCTGGGTGGTCTCGTTGTGCAGCTCGGTGTAAGTGTTCTCGAGCTTTGAGGTGTAGCCGGCCAGGTCCTGATACATCTGCTGCGTGGTGGCGAGCTGCGCGGCCTTCGTCGTCAGCTCCTTCGATTTCGCGTCCACCTGCTGGTTGCACAGGTCGCGGTCTACGAAGCACGCATCGATCTTTTGCCGGTCCGCGGCGCTGTATGGAGTGGCATCCCCGGCGAGTCGGCCGAGCTTCAAGTTAATCTGCGCGTCCACCTGGGCCGGAGTCATGCCGGCGACCTGGTCGGGTACCGCCGCGCGCTGTTTCGAAAGATTGAGTGCGAGCTGCTTGTAGGTGTCCGCCTGGCTGCTGAGTCCGTCCAGTTGCGCCTTCATCGTGGCGATCTGCTGCTCAATACCGCTCCGATCGGCAACGTGAGTTACCTCGAGCGCGTCGGATCCGCGCTGAGTCTGCGCGGCGACTCCCTGCGTTTTTCCTTCCGAAATAAAATGTGCCCGCATGAGGAAGAACGCCACGGTGAGCATGGTGATGATTGCGAGTGCGGCGAGCCCTCTGCGCACCCAGACGTTAGCGAGTAAGGCGATCATGCCAATACCCCGCCGGCCTCGACGTAAGCCTGTTGGAGCGAGGCCAGCGCATTCTCATGCTGCCCATATCCCGCGCCAGGCAGGCTCGCCCAGATGTGAGCGCAGCAGGCTACCGCTCTTTCAAATTGCCCCGCCTGAACCAGCGCCAGCGCTCGCGACTCGCGGATTTGCTGGATTGCGATCGCGTCCTGGGCTTCCGGGCTGAAGTCGAGCAGCCCAAGCTGCTTCTTATAGGCGTCGTAGAATCGGGCGAGGAGCTGATAGCGCCCGGCTGCCGTGCTGGCAAGGTTCGGCCTCAAGTGCACTAGCTTGCGTGGATGATCGGAATAGCCCTCGAACAGCGCCCCGCCCACAATCACGTTGTAGCCATCGTCGCCTTTACCCGCTGTGCCTTCGCTATGGGCAATCATGTCGAGGAATGCGTTAGTATTTGTGTCCGTCTTTATCCGTGCCATGTGTGCTCCTTATCGTTGTTGCAGAAACTCAGCCACGGCTTATCTCCAACTCTTCCCCAAGGGGCGAACGGTCGGTGCTACGGCATGAGCGCCGCGGAAAGCAGCGGTCCCAGATCGAATCGATCTGGGATTTATTGGCCGCTTCCTTTTCGTTCAGTGAGGCGATCGAGACGCGCAGGCCTCCGATTTTGTCGGAGAGATGCCAGGTCGCGCCGATCAGGGCCACGATGACGGGTAAGCCAGCGGCCATCGCTGCCACAAGCACGGTTGAGAGGGGAGTCATGGGATTTTGTCCTGAGATAGAAATGCCCGCCGGTTTAGCGGGCTTGAAAACTGCAATAAAAACGCCATCCTAAGATGGCGGCAAAAAGTGAAGCTCTGTCGTTCTACCGAGGTCTATTCCACGTCCGGCGCCAGCTCAATTCGCACAGCGATAGCGCGAGGAAGGTCGCTCAATAAGCGGCGGTGCGCCTCAATGAATTCTTTCAACGTGCTCTTCGTCAGCTCTTCCGGGTCGAACCAGGTAGCGTTGCAACTGGGGCAGGCGTCCGGGATGCGTGCCGTTCCCTTATGCAGGGTGACGCTCAGCGCGGCGCTGCAATGTTTGCACTGGAAATGGATGGCGGTCAGGTCGGAAGGCTCAATGAGTTTCTGCGTTTTGGTCGTCATGGCCATAATGCTACTCTGCTTCTCTCCGCTCTAAAGTGACAAAGATTGTCACTATTTATTGCTTGCTGCTACTTTGCCAGAGACTTACACTCTGCCTGTCGGGAAGCATGACCTGATCAGTTGTGCGCATGGGCCGGGTGCCCTTTTCACCTGGCCCTCCCGGGACTCACGCAAAAAGGGTGCGTACATGGAAATCAACCGCTCCGACGCAATCACTCTCCTGTATGGCTGGCTCTCCGAAAACCGTGCAATTCAGGCTGTCTATACGCGGGATGGTGTCAAGGCTTCCATCCTTGGATTCATTGACTCGTTTGTGGATGGGACGCTAAAAATCAGCGCAACCCGAATGAAGCGGCTCCCCGTCGGCGATGCTTACCAGCTATGCTTCCCTCTCGCTGGTGCAAAATTCGAATACGAAGATGAGCGGGAGGCACCGCCAGAATTACGAGAGGCCATAGCACGGCGCTTCGAGTCACTTTTCTGGATTCATAGCTCCGGCGGTTCCTTGGTCCTCGCGCTCCTTGATGTCGAGGATAAATTCTCGTGAGGCCTTGTCCCGCATATCAACAATTCCGAGTCCCTCAAACGCCTCACTCACCGCGTGAACCATCGCTTCGCTCATCATTGCGTCAATTGCTCCTTCACACCAGCTTACCGAAAGGGGATACCCTGTGAAACTTCTTGCCTTCGCACTCTTGCTGCTTTCCATGGCCTCGCCGCTATTCGCCGCCGGCAAGAAAACTTCCACCACGTACGTCCGGCCCCACATCACAAAAAAAGGGACGATCGTTCAACCCCACTACCAGACTCACAAAGATAAGACGAAGCTCAACAACTACTCCACCAAAGGCAACGTCAACCCCTACACCGGGAAAAAAGGAACGAAGTAGATGTCCAGCGACAACGTAACTTTGCGTGCCCGTGTTATCTGCGCTCTCATTGTCGCCCCGTGCCTGTGGGCGCTCCTGCGCACGAATAGCCCATGGTGGGAGGAAGTTATACTCGTGCTGGTTGCTTTCCTCCCTTTTAACGTCTTGCTCGGTTCATATCTCATTTGGCGAGACAAGCCCCTTATCGAGGCCAAGAAGAGAATTGTCGAGCTGGAGACTGACATATGGGAAAGGGAACTTCGCGGCAAATGATTTCATTTCTTCGGGGCTGTCAGGTAGTTCAAAACTTTTGGAGATTGGAGCAACCGTGCGACCCCATAATTCCCGGCCATATATAAGCCAGCGCCGAGGGCGTGGGGGCCGGTAAGCTGGCCCAATTCTCCCGCAGGCAAAAGAATCTTTGCCGTCCCGGAGGTATTTAGATCTCTCGTCGCTAAGCTTCCCACCTTCCCCATCGCCTGCAGGTTCTGAGCCCCTCTGTCACCAAAGACCGATTTCAGGTATTCCGGGCTTAGCCTTCCAACGCGAGTGTCCAGTGTTTTAAAGTCCGCCACACCATCCTTCGACATTCCTTGTAAAGTGTTTTGCAGCACCTGCCGTTGCACTTGTCCATATAGGCCAGGTCCCTGAGCTTCGACCGCGTTACGTAGGTCGCTCGCCACACCGGGAGTTTGATTGCTGACCAGGTTAGACGCGGCTTGGTCATACGGCCCGCGCACCGCATGGTAGAACGGGGCGTGACCACGCTCACGGTGTCTCTCCGTAACAACGGAAACAGCAATGCATCCTGTGAAGTGACAGTCTTCAACCGCAACGAATACACGCAGGTGCCAGCCTTTGGGAATTCGCAGGTTTCATTTAGCAATCTTCCATCCGGTGCACAGCCGCGCTATAGTTGCACAGCAAACTAAAAGGAAATCCATGTTCATCCCAATTTGGCTACTCGTGCCAGTGTGTCTGGTTCTTCTCTACGTGATATTCCACACCAAGTGCCCGGAGTGCGAGAGACGCGCATCCATCGAAGCTACGCGCAGGCTTGCCCAGTCCTATCGTGAATATGGGCTGGGCGGCGAGGCGCTGAAGTGTGACGAAGCCGTGCGTACGTTGGAGCACTCACAACCGCGATAGCTACTGACTCGGGGTTGAGGTGTACAGCGAGGAAGGCCGCGCAAATTGCGCACCAACGCCTTTTGCCAGGTTGATGGTGTTAGGTGAGGCGAGTATCCGCGCCGCCAGCATCTCTCCAACCGGACTTGTAAGGAAGTTCCCGCCCGCCAATCCAAGCATTCCCCCCAGAATTGCTCCGGATGTACCGCCCGTTTTCTTGCCTTCGTTATAACCCGCGACTGCGCCCGTGAGTGCACCGGTTGGTCGCGCCAGTTTCTCTGCAATGCTTTGGGTCACTCCGGGATTAAAAGATGTATTCCACGCCGCGTCCCTGGCTGGAATGAGATTCGTCATAGCCGCGTCAGCTTCCTCCGTGCCCGGTACCGCGGCATGGATGTCTCCCGCAACGATGCCGTGTACGCGCTCTCTCAGGCGCGCAGCGTCAGTCTGATTCTCCGGGTTGAAAGTGATGTTATCCATTCCCTGCTTTAAGGAACGCGCTTGCACCGGGTCCACATAGTCGGGCAATGCGACCGGGTTCATCTTCGTTGGGGCGGACACCTGCACCGGAACAAATCCCGCGCCTTGTGTGGTCGGTGGGGTTGCCGCCGCCATCACCGGCTTTCCATCTGGGCCATATTGATATTTCAACTGGTCCCCGACTTTCGCAATATCCTTGATCAAATCCGGCGAATTCTTAGTGACCGCGTTTTGCAACTCCTCGGCTGCAGCCTGACGAGCCGCATATAACGGAACGGTTACTCCATTTGCCGCCGCTTCGGCGAGCCGGTCATTCTGCTGGCTGGCAACGCCTGCGAGCTTTTCTTTCAACTGGCTGGTGATGGTGGAGGGTTTGATCCCTGTGCTGTTGTTCAAAACGGTCTCGCCGATATTGACACCTTCAGGCAGCGATTTGAGCATTCGCTTGCCGGGAGCCATTGCAATGTTTGCCAGGCCGGTTGACGCTGGCTTAAACAGTGATTGCCCAATGACAGACCCAGCCGCGCCACCAGCTGCACCGCCGGTGAACGTTCCCCCTTGCAGCTTATTTCGTACTCCACTCTCCATTGCGGCTGCCGTCATCTTCGCCGCCGGCACTGCAAACTTTGCAATCTGCGGGGTGTGAGCCGCAGCCAGCGCTCCGGCCTTGGCTTCAATCCCTGTGGGTAACAGCCACTCGGCCGCCTGCTCCGCATTCTTGAAAAAGGCTTGCGTGTCGTTTGCCGGCGTTGCGAGTTCATTGGCGCGAGCGATGCCCTGCGAAGGGGCGAGCGTCTCTCCAATGATGGGGATTTTGTTGATCGCTGGCGAAAGACTCGTGCCGGTCTTCAGCAGTCCCTCGCCGACACCCTTGGGTATGTCCATTGGATTGAGCCACGCGAGCGGCGACGGGGGCGCAGGAGGTCCCTGCAGGCCGCCTGGTACCGGGAGACGTGGCCCACTCGGGGCGGATTGCACCATCGGCGCATATTGCGGGTATTTCGCGAGCACTCGCTGCGTTAGTTCGTCGTCGTTCACACCATCATAGGCGCCCGGAAACTTCGCGCGGACTTTGGCGGCGAACTGCTGTGCGTTCATCTGTTGGTCGGCCATTAGAGAATCCCCATTGGGTCAGGCTTTGCGCCGCCGCCCGTCGCTGAAGGAGGTTTCAAAGCATTCCCGCCCGTTCTGCTGCCTGTGTTTTGAAAGTTCTTTTCGTCATCGAGGAAGGTCTGCACGGAACCGCGCAGCGCGTTGAGTCCACCAGCTAATCCTTGTGGACCAGTCTTCCAATGGTTGAAGAGTTCATTCTCGGTCTGGGCTACGGCTTCCGCCGAACGCAGCCCGTGGGCGCCGTTCGAAGCCAGGGCAATGTTGTGCATCCGGACACCAGTTGCGGAGATATCGGGGTCGTTAGAGCCGATCATCTGCTGCACGCTGGTATAGCGGCCGCCAGTCGCGCCGAAGAGGTCGGGCCTGCGCTGCACAATCCCGTTGATCGCATCGGCATTTTCCATCACGTTCGCAGCAAGCGCCGCCCGTTTCGTCACATCCGAAGGCACTTTGCCGCCAGTCGCCGCGCTTGCGCCGGCGCCCTTGGCGGCGATCCGCGCCCCGGTGTTCGCCTGTGAGGTGCTGTCTTTCATTTGCTGCAGCAAAACTTTGGTTTTGTTCGCCTCGGCATTGCCCGCTAAAATGCGCTCGTTTCTATCGGCGGCAATCTGCGCCGCCGTCTGGTTCTTTCCGCCGGCGATGCTCTCCGCCGAATCCGCCTTCTGCTTTCCCGTGAGCATCAAGGTGTACGCCTTTGAATTTAGGGCCTGTCCCTCAAGTTCGGGGTGTCCTATCGATTCTGCCTGCTCCTTGGTAAGCGTGATTGGCGCGTACGACTCACTTTGTGCGTTCGCTTTATCCGCTGCCGCCTGCCGCTGTGCAGTCTGCGATTTCACATCAGCCAGCGCAGCCGCGTCTTTCTGCGGCTGAATCCAGCGCTGGTTGTACGCGGTCTGGTTGGCGCCTGCCACCCCTTCGTCATGCGCTGCGGTCTGCGCGGCGTACTTTGCGCCCAGGCTGGGGTCGCCTTTCATTCCTCCCGCCAACCCCAGCGAAGTTGCGGCGATCATGTTCAGAATGTTCCCGACCTTGCCGGTTGCAATCTTGCTTTGGTAGAGTCCCGGGTTTGCATCGATGTCCTGCTGTTGCGTGGGCATCGCGGGAATTCGCGTCGGGCCTCCGATATTCGGAAGCGCCGGGTTTCCCGCTGCAGGCGCGGCCATGGTATCTGGATTTTGGGCTGCAGGCGGAGCCTTCCAGCCGGGGTCAGGTAACGCATATGGATTGCCTGAGGGTTGCGCCTCGATTACCGGCGGTGTTGCCGAGGCGTTCGGCGCGTTCGGCTGCAGAGGCGACGTGGGCGAAGTCATCGAAGGCTGTACCTTCGTCGCGTTCTGCGGATCCTGCGCCCACAATTGAAAGCCGAGTCCTGGTCCCTGTGAAAACGGGTTGCCGGGATTGAACAGCGGAGGCCGAAGAACATTCGGGTCTTGCGTCGGATCGAGTGCCATGATGTTCTCCTAGCTCTTAAAGGTTTTGTAAGCGCTTGCGCCCGCGCCTGCCAGTCCAGCAATTCCGCCCAAGGCCGTGGCCCATCCGCTCTGCACCTGCTGGCTAGCCGTGCCGTACAGGTTGGCGTAGTTCGAAGCGGCCGCCGAATTTCCCTGCACTGCCAGCGCGGAGGTCTGTGAGGCGTTGGCATTCAACATATTGTTTGCGGTCTGGTAATTTGCCGTGTTGTCGGCGAGCTGCGCGCTGCGTCCGGCGCCGTACAGATCACCTTGCTGTCCGGCCTGAATCTGGTACGCCTTGCGGGTCTGGTCCGCCGCGAAGCCGGCCGGAGATTTCCCCATGCCGCGGTTGGCCATCTCCTGGGTGGTCGTGGCCACCGCGTTGTTGGTGTCGTTAGCCAGTTTGTTCGTCGCTTCGTTGTAGGTGTCCGCGTAGGTCCCACTTAGTCCCTTCTGGTTAAGAATCGAAGGGTCTAGGTAAGCCGACTCCGTTCCACCCGTATATTTCCCCGTGGTGGGGTCATAGGTGCCGAAGAGGGATTGCCGCGTCTGGTTGGCAAACGTCTGGTTTTGGGCCGCATTTGCGGCGAGTACTGCGTCCTGCTGTTGCGAAGCCTTGGACGCGGCCTGCTGTGTTGCGCTATCTTGCGCGTGCGATCCCATGATTGCCCCTTCCATCTGCTGCTGATATCAAAGTGAAATCTGTCGAAAGAAAAACTCTGGATCCTTGTCCGTCGTTAAATGCTGGAACGCCTCAGCCTCGTCCTTGCCCAGCCTGGTCAACCCGCCATGGTCGAAGAGCCGCTTGACGTCTTCCTGGTACGTAATTGCCAGGTACCGCCGCACTCCGCTCAAGTTCAACGGAGAGCCGATCCACCGCTCCGCCGTCTTCCATAGCAGGTACATCGAGCGCCGCCGCGTCATCCGCTGCTCGATCTCCGGGAAAACCAGCAAAGGCTCGCCCTGCCAGATCTTCACTGGCCTGGTCAGTAGTCTCAGGGGAAGCATTCCGGTAAGCTCGCCGTCCGCCGCCTCGGTCACAAAGCATGGCGTCCGCTTCAGGTCCGACTGGGTAAATCCGCTCTCGAGCAACCGGTCTTGGAGGTAGCTCAGCTCCTCGATCCGGGCCAATCTTCCTAACAAGAAAGTGTCCAGCCGGCGGCGATCATTCTTGCCTTGATTTTCGCCGTCGAAGCGTCGATATCGGTAATGATGGCGGCCACGGTCGCATTCACGTCCACGTCTCCGGTTCCGTCCACCACATTGCGATATCCGCATGCCGGGCACACGCTCACGTTAAACAGGTGAATGGTATGCAGGCTGAGGTTTCCGAACTCATCCTCAATCGAGACAATCACCGCTGCCAGATTTGTATCGAAGCTGCGCTGGGTTTCCTTCGCCATGTTTATAACTCCGGTTTGAAATTGTGCAGCCGCACCCGATCCGGACCCGCCAGATACACTCCGCCAGGACAGGTGCGCTTCACCTTGAAACCAGCGCGCGTCTCAAAGCCCAACGCAACCGGATTCTTCCAGCGCGCGTCCTTTACCTCAACGTGGTCATGCATGGTTAGCTCGTGAGCTGTTTTGAACACCGAAACCAGTGTGTCGGGATGCATCTTTACCGGTCCGGATCCAAGGTCCATCACAACCCACTCTTCGCAGGGGAGTACTTCTTCTATCGTCCCGTCCGGCTGCTCGGTCTCGGTCCCAACTTCCACACATCCCATCTTGCCGCCGCCCGTTCCACCGCCGCCGCCAGTTCCACCAGAGCCGCCAGTTCCGCAGATTTTCACCAGTCCCACAAACTCCCAGCCATCTGGTAACGCTGAGGCCATCGAAGCCACCGCGACATACGAAGATCCGGTGTACATCACATAGAGCGTCGTTAAGTAAGCCTGCCCGGTGATGGTTCCCGCAGGCCTGGACGGAGATCCGTATCCGGTCACTCGCGTGTAACCCGTTCCCACTCCGCCGCTTCCGTAAATTCGGATGGTGGCGTTCGATCCGGCGTCGATCGAATCGACCGTCGCTGTGTTCGTCGCATTCGTGGGTACGTTCGGAGGCATCTGGGACGAGCTGTACACCACAAACGCCGTCGCCGCGTCCGATGGCAAGCTGCTCCCTGCGGAATTCACTGCAACCAGGTAATACTCGTAAAGGGCACCCAGACCGCTTGTATCGAGATACTGCATCAGTCCCGCGCCCACCGAAATGGTCGAGACGTTGGTTGCCGCGCCGAACCCTGCGCCGGCCAGTGCTCGCCAAATCTGGTAACTGGTCAGGCCCTCATCCTTGCTGGCAATCCCCACAACCTGGTTGCCCGTTGCAATCTGCGTTACCAGAACTTGCAGGGGCTTTGCAGGCACCGTCAGCGCCCCGTTGAGGGTAAGTGTCGTCGTCGGCCCGCTCAGCGCCTCAGCGCCACCGGATGAGATAGCGATGGCCTTCAGCGTGACAGTCTCGCCCGTCGCCTCCATCCGAAATTGAAATGGGCTGCTCGATCCCTGGGCTAATGCCACAAATCCAGCCACACCCAGGTACCCGCTCGCGTAAATCTTCGCCGAATAGGTTCCCGTCGGCACCACGGCCACATTCACTGTGACCATCACCGCGCCATTCTTCGCCACCCCGTGCGAGGCTGAAATGCCAAGCGCGGCGGCCGGCGGAGTGAGTGAAGGATTCAGTACAAGGACTTCGGGCCCCACGGTGGCTGAAGTGTCCGTGATGTTCGTCGGCTTCAGGGTCAGCCAGTAATACGCCTCGCCCATCGCCTGCAGCGCGGCGTCCGTATCTGACCAGGTGAACTTCGCTGCAACGGCCGTCCAGCTTTGCAGCACAACCGCCGTCGCCGGATCTCCGCAGTTGCTCCGGACCAGCGTCACCGAATCCATGCCAACTATATCGATCAATGAGAATGTAACGTCCACGCCCTTGGTGGTCGGATTGGCCACAAGCGTGAGCCCGGAGACCGAGCCTGCCGAAACCGGAGGCGTTCCCCGAAGCCGATCAATCTCACTGACGGCAATCCCAAGCGCTACGTTGTTGACTGGCATTACGGCGTCCCCACGTAGAGCGGTTTACTGAACACCGTGATCGAGCGGATCATCGCGTCCTGGTTATCCGTGGGGAAGGCGGCGAGAATCTGAATATACCTGCCGGCATTGCATCCCTGAATCTGTAGATTGCCGCGAATCGTCAAGCCTTGCGTTCCCACCGGGTTCGGCAGCACCTGCGTGGTTAGCAGCACCGTGCCCAGGCTGTTGTCCGGAGTGTCGGCAACCTTGGCATAGAGCCGGAAGCCGGTCAGCGCGTCTGTGCGATTAGTCACCACATCCACGAAGAAGAAACGTTTGCGTGCCTGCGAGCCGCAATCCATCCATCCGGTACCCGCCGCGGGAGTCATCGGAATTGCGTCATCCTGGAAGCCATCGGGAAAGCGATAGATGTTCCCGGCCGCGTCGCCGCAGAACATGTAGGGAACGGAGTTCACCATCACCGATGCACTGGCCGTGAATGATACGGCCGGAATCTTGTCGGTCTGGAAGATGCCCTTGATTTGCTCGTAAACGCTCGATCCGGCGCCATACATTCCGCTCGAGGCCTGCGTGCTGGCCGACACCGCCCAGATCTGTACAAGATTCAGGTTCGCATCGGGCGCGTCCGAGGTCCTGCAGAACAATGCCAGGTAATGCGCGCTGCCATAGCTGTACCAGTGGAGCTGCGCGGTCTTCAGGTCCGCCGCGTTCAGATCCTCCATGCCATAGGTTCCAGTCATGGAGTTCGCGACGATGGCAGCTATATCACTGGGCGAGGCGTTGCCGTTCCAGATCCAAAGCCGCTTTGAGGGAGAAAGCCACGCGGTGCCCATCGGGGTATCGCAGAGCGCGTCCCTGCCCACCGCGCCAGGCGAAGCAATGCGGTCCTGCTCGGTGAAGGTTGTCGCGTCATAGCCTTTGTACGAATACCAGTAGTCCGGAGAGCACACGAGCAGCACCGTGCCCTGCTGTGCGGAGATCATTGCCGTGGCTTCGCGGTTCCCGCTCGGCAGATTGAAAAACAAACTCAGCGGCCAGGACTCCTCGGGAATTCCAAGCGTGATCTCGGCATAGCCTGAAAGCTGAATCAACCCGCCGTTTACCACCACAACGCGGTTTTGGAACGTGGTCAGAATCGGAGCCGGCGGCGCAGGATTGTTGTCGTACGGCGCTAGCCTGGTCAGGTCGAGTGAATCGTCGGTGAGCGCATCTCCCCACGTTGTTTGCGAGTTCAGAATCTCCGCCAGAAAGTAAAACGTCGCCGTCGTGTTGATCGGCGAGTCGTTGGTCGCGAAGATCCACTGGTAATTCACCTGGGGATCGGCCGAGGCCGTCATGCCGCCAACGGTGATTGCCTGACTCACCAGCGGGCCGGTGTGCGCGCTCATCTCACTGGGCGCTGAAATCGAAAGCCGCTGAATGCCCAGGGAATCCGTGTAGCGCGAGACATAACAGCGCACATAACGCCGTCCGTTAGTCAGGGTGAGCGTTCCGGCGCCGGTCGCAATCGTGGGAGCCGTCGCCGGCGGCTGAATGCCCCAGTTGTACCTGGTCAGTCCGCCCGATCCGGTGTCCACGAAGCGATAGGCGTTCACCCCGTCCGAGCCGTAGGCTGCAAAGTTGTTCTGGACGAAGCGAAATCCAACCGCGCCTTCGCCGCTCGAAAGCAGGGTTGCTCCGCTGCCATCGGCATTCATGTAGTAGAGCTTGTCGCCCGACTGCACGATGACGAATTGCCGTCCGTCCACGCCCCGCTGAAAATCGGATATCGCGCGGATCGGCCCCGTGCCCAGCGTCGCGACCTTGGTATATCCCGGAGCCTTGGAAATCTGCTGATCGTTCTGAATGATGACGTTCTTCGCCATGTTCAGCGTGCCAGGCGGCGAATCGACGAGGTTCCCCTGCGTGTTTTTGCCAGAGAAGTTCGCGATCGCCAATGTCTGTAGATTTCGAATTGCCATGGTTACCCTGGGTTCCTAACCTAAGTAGGGCGTGATCGTTGCCCGCTGCATGTTCTGGTTCTGCCTGAGCCAACTGATAAACGAAGCCAATGCCTTGTCGCCCTTGGCTTCGTATTCACGACCAAGCGAGTCATCGTTTGAGCGGAGGCACTCCGCGATCGCATAGTTCTGCATCGCGTAAGTTCCCTCATCCGGAAGCATCACCTTCGAACCCGCACCGGTGATCGGGATCCACTTCGCGGTGTAGGCAATTTGTACAAAACGGTTTTCGCTCGGCTGCGGAGAGATGCGGATCTTCTGGATCTGCGTCGCCTGAGGATTCTGCGCGTCGGTCGAATCGAGGTACGGCCCATAAAACTGGAACTGTGAGAGCTCGCCATAATTCTGGCCGTAATCGAAGAAGCCCAGGTCCTGCTGAATATTGCAGAGCGCATCGCCCAGCCCTTCCGGCGCAATCGGGTGCCAGTTTTCGGAACTCGACTGCCTTTCCGCTAGGTGCACGATGTTCGTCAGGTCCGTGGGCAGTGTGTATTCGGTCGTTCCCGGTACCAGCGTCAGGCTGGTTTCGTCCACCTTCAGGAACGTCCCACGAAACTCCTTGATCACCGCCGAATAGACGTAGAAGCCGCCCTCGGAAAGGGCGGCATAGATATCCACGTCGCTGCGGCTGTAAAGCGACTTCGAGTTCACCAGCGAATACATCTGCGCAAGGCTTGGCATTTAGTTCTTCCTCTTAGCCAGGTTTGCAACCTGATCGGAAAGCTCTTTGATCTGACGCTGCAGCTCTGCCGTGTTGGCATCCGTCTGCGAGCGCTCCACGGCCGTGCCTACGGCGTCCGCGGGATCCTGCATTCCCAGCGACTTCAGCGCATGGGCATACACGCCTTTGGCGCGCATTGGCACGCCGCCCGCGGCGCGCGCCTGGTCGCAGTTCAAAATGTGTTCCCGCGCTTTTGCCAGCAGGTAGTCTTTCCAGAGGCGATCGCCTTTTTCCTTGGCGTCCTTTTCGTTGACGGCGACGTTGTCGTCTTCGTTGATATCTTCCGCCTTTAATCGCGGGTTGATCCGGATGCAGCCGTAATCGCGATAATCCATCCTCACCCGGTCGGCAAAGCGCACCGGTACCACCAGCTCGCCGTTGTCGGTGATCACAATCTGTTCGGTAGGAACGTCGAAAAATGAATGCGCATCGGCGTGCAGTTGAAAATAAGCGATGTTGTTCTGATACTTCGGATCGCTGGTCGGATTGTCGTAGCGCAGCGTGTCATCGATCTTGGTGCCTGGGTTATAGAATTTCACGGGCATTTCAGTTTTCCTTTTCGCGGACATCCGCCCATCGGGTGAGCGCTGCCAGCAGGCGCCAGCGGCCGGCAGCGCATTAGCGCGTTACCCGGCTCCCTAGCTGGTTGAGTGACTATTGGGGTGGTGTGTGCAGGTTGTGGCGCTGAACCAGCGTCAAAGCTTCGTTCATCTGTCTGCGGTTATCGAGCGCCGCATGGTGCATATCGTCTTTTATGCTTTGCTCCGCCTTCGCATCGAAATCCGCTTTCTTGTTCTCGTGGTCGCGGCGTAGATTTTCGAGCGAGCCGAACTTCGTCCAGGCGTCCATCCCTTTCAGCTCCTCCAGGAAGCGCTCGGAGATCGCCGGCATCGTCATCACGTTGGTTTGTGTCTGGTTGCCGTGTTCGTCGCGGGCATGGCGGTCGATCATAAACGCACCCTTGAATGAGTTGAAGTAGCAGACCAGCGCCGGGTCGATATCCCGGAGCCGCCGCGTGAACCACTCGGGAACCGTCCGCGCATCCGCGCCAACAAGCTGAATCATGGGAATCCTTAAAAACAGGTGGCCCACAGTCGCCTTCTTTTGGTGACTGTGGGTACCAGACTGAGGCTTCCGCTTACCGCGCGTATGCCGGGTTGGAGGTGTTGTAGCTGAGGGTGTCGAGTGCCACAAGCTGGTTGGGATGGGTATAGACCATCTGGCCAAACTCGCGCACGTAAGCGCGATAGGCCATGTAGCCTGGATCCCACTTCAAGATCGAGCCGTCAATCTCGCTGAAGTTCAGCGCGGTGACTTCCCCAAACTTGATGACTTCCTTTTTGTAGCCGAAGACGACGCTGGGAGCAACGTCCACGTCCTTGAAGAACGGCTTGCCGCCGAAGGTCAGGGTTTCGTAGCCCTTTTCGAGCTTGACGTCCATGAAGCGCTTCTGGGCAAAGCCGAGAGCTTCGTAGGCGTCGAACTGGGCGTGCGAAGCGCAGTACTCGTCAATCTCTTCGCCGCTCACCACGTTGACCACGGACTGCATCGAGCGCAGATAGCTCTCGGTCAATCCGTTGCCGCCGGCGTTGATGCGGTTGGCTGCCAGCAGTGGATAGGTTGTGGTGGAAAGTCCCTGGAAGGTGACGCCCTGATTGTGAGTCGCTCCCCACAGTCCGGTATAGCTCTTGTTCACCCTGCCGCCGCCGCGTACTACTATGTCGCCGGTGGTGGTGGTCGAAGATGCGCCGAGTACGATGGTAGCCGCGCCGCCGCCCGAGGAGAGCGTGACAGAGCTCACCGTGTAACCGGTGCCGCCCGAGCGGCTGGTGGTCAGGGTCGAATCGTAGATGTCGATCAGATCGCCCTGCTGGATGTAGCGCGAGCCCCACTGCCCGAAGGCGGTGCCGACCGCAAGAGTCTGCGAGGTCGAGGTTGCGCCGGAGTTGATGGTCGAGAGAATGCCTGAGCCGTCGCCCGCCGCCAGATCGATGTTGATGACCTTCAACATGTCTTTCACGATGTTGGTCATTTCGTCTTCCTGGTGCGAGATGAAGCTCTGGAAGTTCTTCTCCGCATTCTGCATGTCCTTTTCGAACAGGCGGATCTGGCCGGAATATCCGCGGTCATTGACCGTGAACTTCTTTTCCAGTTGGCGCGAAGCGGTGGGAAGCGGATCGTCGGATGCGGTCGGAGCAATCGCCGCGCGGTTGCCGCCGATGCGGGCCGGGAACTCGAAGTGATCGCCAGGGGCGCGGAAGTAAGCGTTATCGGCCTTGCCCAGACGATTGCGAAGGTCGGCCTTTTTGTTTTGCTGCTCTTCGATGGTCGGTCCAAAAGTTGCCTTCAGGATGCCACCGATACGGGTAATAGTCGCTGCATCAGCCATGTGAGGATGTCTCCTGCAAGCGCCAGCGGCCGGAAGTGCCCAGCGTCCGCGACCGGCAGGCCATCTGTTGGCCGTACCCGTCGCGAAGCTGCGCGCGTCAACCTGCAGGTGCTTGATAATTGCGGTTGTGCCGTGGCACGCGGAGACATCCCCAATCCAGGCGGGCCGGATTGAAATGCAACGTGCTGAAGCTGGTTGAATGAAGATGATCAGGGGCCCCGGGTTCGCCTTCTTTTGGCTAACGCGGGGTGCCGGAAACGTTTCTACTGAGTCGGTGTGCCTTCCTTCCAAAGCCGCGTTGCGTAAGCCGTGACACTTTCATCAGGACGCTTTGCGCTGGCCGGCGCCGCTGTGGTTACCGGCGTGTTCTTGGTACCCGGCACGCTCCCGGCCAGAGCCCGCCGCGATTTGATGAGGTTCTCGTTGTACGCCTTGAGCCTCGTCACTTCGTCCCTGCGTACCGCCTTCAACGCCGCTTCCAGAGGCTTGGTGTTGCCTGCCAGGAGTTCGCGCACCATCTGTTGCTCGGGCATGTTCACCCGCGAAGCGCACTGTGCCAGGAAGTAAGCTTCGTTGCCCTCGGCAAACGTCCCCTTGAGCATCTCGGAAACTTTGCCGAGCGCAACCTTGCTGGCCTGGCCTACCTGCTGCTGATACACGGCCTGCTCGCGCTGCTGTTGCTCCTGCTGCTTGCCCTGCTCAATCTCGGCGCGGAGCTGGGCGACTGGATCCACCGGATCTCCGGCCTTGCCGCCGAACTTCGTTCCAGTCACGCCCTCGATATAGGGAATCAAGTCCTCGATGATCGCTCGGTATTGTGCCGGGTTTGCATCCTTGATGCCTTCAATCAAAGTGCGCGCCGGAAGCTCGCCGGTCGCAACCTTCCAAACTTCATCGGCAGCGCGTACCGCCTGTTGCACTGTCGCTGCGTCCCTCACAAACGGAGAGATCGTCAGCGCCGCTTCAAACTCTGCCGGTACCGGTTGGGCTGCCTGCGGATCGGGAGCATTGGGGTCCACCGCATCTTCCGCGGCGAGCTTGTCAATGTCGGCCGTCAGCGCCGCCAAAGGG